GAGTCGAACCTTCAAGTCCCGCCAGGAACATCAGTTAAACAGACTGACACGTTTACCAATTTCGTCACCTCACATTGGGATCCCTAGTCAGGGATCGCTTGCATTATACGTGTGACTCCTATCCCACCTCCAGAACGAGGGAAGAAATCAAAGTCAAGGAACTCATCAAGTTCTTTCTCAACTCTTTCCTTACCAAATTTATCATAAAGAATTTGTGCATACCCACCATCAGAGATAGTATAGAAGGTCTCACGCATTTGTTCTTTATCTGTACTACGTTCTGCAGAACCAATGGTTTCCATACCATTTAAGATTACATCAATCTTTCTACTAGTACCATCTCCATTTCTAGACATGTTCCAGAAAGGTGATGTCCATTCAGGGAACTCAGTAATCATACCTCTACCGATGGCTGCTTCATGTCCATGATCAAGTTCTTTAACTTTGTATTCATCTTGCCATTCACCATAGGTTTTGATCTTTGCTGCTTCTAGTGGTATTCCTAGATGTTCACATAATTCAATCTCCATCTTTTCAAGTTCTTCTACACCACCGTGCATTTCAAACTCAAACATGGGGAAGATTGTTTCATGCCTACCTGGTACTGGATTTGGTTCTGCTCTATATGAAGTTGATAGACAGAAAAATCCTGGTGCATCAGGGTTCTTAAGAAGTTCATATTCCAACCACATCTGACCAGTCTGTGGTAGTGGCCAAATATTGCCACCATAGTTATATGTTGCTACTGTTTCTGGATCTTCACAAGCCGCAAGTATACTCAATCTATTTTGAGTATGGACTTCATAGAAACCTTTAGCCAAAAAAAATGACCTTAATAGGTCAAGTGTTTTGGTATATTTTTTCGGGTCAATCAGAGCAGTCATTATTTTAAGCTAAACTGATTTATTTAGTCATACTAAATATTTGCAAATGAAGATTATGTCATGTCACATTTGGTTATATCAAAGAAGAATGAAGTATACCTTCATATAGATGCAGAAGTACATATCTATTATGAATTAGCAGACCAATTTACATTTGATGTACCTGGTGCAAGTTTTTCTCCAGCATACAAAAAAAAGTTTTGGGATGGTAAGATAAGATTATTCAGTACTCAAACAGGTGACATATACGTTGGATTGTTAGATAGGATAATACAATTTTGTAAAGATCACGGATATACTTACGAGTTTAAAAATAATAAACACTATGGTACTCCCTTTGAGGTAAATGAGGGAATATCAAAGGAAGGTGTCAAAGACTATATGACTGCTATCTCAAAGTACGCTCCCAGAGAGTACCAGATAGATGGAGTATACGATGCCTTACGACATAATAGAAAATTGTTGATATCTCCAACTGCTTCAGGAAAGTCCCTGATGATATATTCGATTGTGAGATATTACGTTGAAAGAAAACAAAGTACTTTGATAGTTGTTCCGACGACTTCGCTTGTAGAGCAAATGTATAAAGACTTTGCAGATTATGGGTGGGACGTTGGTTCATATTGCCACAAAATATACGCTGGTAGAGAAAGAGAGACGGACTCTCAAGTCATTATTACTACCTGGCAATCAATCTACAAACTTCCCCGAAAATATTTTGAGAGATTCTCTGTTGTAGTGGGGGATGAAGCTCACCAGTTTAAATCAAAATCACTTATATCTATAATGACAAAACTTGCGGATGCTAAGTATCGTTACGGATTCACAGGAACTCTTGATGGAACGCAGACACATAAATGGGTTCTTGAGGGATTGTTTGGACCTTCCTATAAGATCATTAAAACTGACGAGTTAATGAAGAAAGGGCATTTGGCTAAACTGGATATCAATGTGCTTCTATTGAAACACCCACCGAATAAATTTGAAACTTTTGAAGATGAAGTAAAATATATTATCGGACACACTCGCAGAAATAACTTCATTAAAAATCTTGCTCTTGATTTAAAAGGCAATACATTAATACTATATGCTAGAGTAGAAGGACATGGTTTGCCTCTCTTTGAATTAATAAATAATAATAATAGTATTGAAAATCGTAATGTCTTTTTTATTCATGGTGGAGTGGACACCGAAGACAGAGAGAAAGTTCGAGAAATCACTGAGCAAGAGAATAATGCTATTATCGTTGCATCCTACGGAACCTTCTCGACTGGGATTAATATCAAAAATCTACACAACGTAATTTTTGCCTCGCCATCTAAATCAAGAATAAGAAACTTACAGTCAATCGGGAGGGTACTTAGAAAAGGAAATAGAAAAACAAGAGCAACTTTATATGACATTGCTGATGATATTAGTTATAAGTCTAGACGAAATTATACATTAAATCATTTAATCGAAAGAATCAAAGTCTATAATGAAGAAAATTTCAATTATGATATAGTAAATATACCACTTAAAAAATGATGGGAGAGGAATTTTATAGTATAATAAAATTAATATCAGGTGAAGAAATCTTTGCCTTAGTTTCTGTCGATCAAAATGAAAATAATGGTGACCCTGTTATAATAGCTCAAAATCCATTAGTAATGAAAATGGTAAATTCTCCTAAAGGTGGTTTTATTAAAGTTAGAAAATGGATTGAAATAAGTGATGATGATATGTTTGTAATAAAATACGATAAAATATTAACAATGTCCGAATGTAAAGATAATAAAATTATTGCTATCTACAATAATTACATCAGTAATGAATTGAATGATGATATTGAAGTTTATAATCCAAGTGGTCAAGTAAAATTAGATTCTAAGATGGGATATATTTCTTCAGTAGATGATGCTCGTAAAAAATTTGAAGAGTTATATAAAATAAATCAAGAACCTAAAGAAACTTAATACAATCCTTCCGAACCTCCACAAAGGTTATTCTATTGATATTTGATAATCTTGTCAAGCCCCAAAAGTATGCTATAATATAATATATGTTAAGACGGGAACAAAAATGCTATGCCAAAAAAGAAATCCGAACACTATGTAAACAATAAACAACTGTTAGAAGCACTAATTGTTTATAGAGAGAAAGTAGCATATGCAAAAGAAAATGATTTAGAAAAACCACGTATTACAAATTATCTTGGTGAGTGTTTTTTAAAGATTGCTACACACTTATCATACAAACCAAATTTTGTTAACTACATGTTCAGAGATGACATGATATCAGATGGAATCGAAAATTGCGTTCAGTACATACATAATTTTGATCCTGAGAAATCCCGTAATCCTTTTGCTTACTTTACGCAGATCATACATTATGCGTTTCTCAGGAGAATACAAAAAGAAAAGAAACAGTTGGATATTAAAACAAAGATAATTGAGAGAACAGGATTTGATGAAGTCATGGTAGTTGATGATGGAGCACTTACTGGTAGTAGTTCTGATTATAATACTATTAAAGATAATATTGTTTATAAGACCAATAGATGAGAGTAGCAATAATAACAGATACTCACTACGGTGCTAGAAAGGGTTCTAAGTATCTTCACGATTATTTTGAATCATTCTATCGTGATGTCTTCTTTCCGTCTTTAGAAGAGCATAAGATAGATACTGTCATTCATATGGGTGATATATTTGATAGTCGTAAGGCAATAGATTTAAAAAGTCTTGAATGGTCTAAGAGAGTTGTATTTGAACCTCTTAAAAAATATAAAGTTCATGCAATTATTGGCAATCATGATTGCTATTACAAAGATACTAATAATGTAAACTCACCAGAACTGTTATTACAGAACTATCCTAATATAAACTTATATTCAAAGGCAACTGAGATTAAGGTTGGTAAAGCAAAAATATTGATGTTGCCTTGGATTAATTCTGAAAACTTTGATGAGACAAAACAGTTAATAGATAAGACCAAAGCAAAGGTTGCTATGGGACATCTTGAGATAAATGGATTCAAAGCAACTCGTGGACATTTAATGGAAACGGGAATGGATGTCAAGACTTTCAATAAATTTGAGAAAGTTTATTCAGGACATTTTCATACTCGTTCTAATGATGGAAAAATATATTATTTGGGAAATCCATATGAGATGTTCTGGAATGATGTTAATGATCCTAGAGGATTTACTATTTTTGATACAGAGACTTTAGAGCATACTTCAATTAACAATCCATATAAATTATTTTATAATGTTTATTATGATGATACCAATTATAAGTTGTTCAATACCTCTCCGTATAAGGACAAAATTGTAAAGGTAATTGTTCGTCAAAAGTCTAAACCAAAAGAGTTTGAGAAATTCATTGATAAACTTTATGCATCAGGTGTACAAGATTTAAAAATAATTGAAAATTTTGATATTCAAGAAAGTGAAGATTTTGAAATAGATGAAGATGAAAATACTCTATCTATTTTGAATCGATATATTGATGAGTCGGAGTTTGATTTAGATAAGAACATTATCAAAGGTATCTTTAAGGATTTATATAGACAAGCCTGCGAGGTAGAGTAAATGTTCCTTCTTACTCTTAAAGATAAAAAGGATGACGGTGCATATGCCGTCTCAGACCAATATGGTGAAAAAGTTTTATTTTTATTTGAGCAAGAGGATGATGCTGTTAGATATGCTATGATGATGCGTGATTTAGCAGATGTGGAAGAGAGTGTAATGGACGTTGTGGAAGTTGATGGAGCACTTGCCATAAAGACTTGTAAGGTGTATAATTACAAATATGCGGTAATTACACCTAATGATTTTGTGATACCACCTAATGATAACATTTCAAAAGATTAAATGGAAGAATTTTCTTTCTACAGGAAATCAGTGGACGGAGATAGATTTTCAAAAACATAATACTAATTTGGTTATAGGAACAAACGGTGCTGGAAAATCCACTATGTTGGATGCACTTACTTTTGCTTTGTTTAATAAACCATTTCGTAAAATTAATAAGGGTCAGTTAATTAATACTACCAATGAAAGAGAATGTGTTGTAGAGATTGAGTTTGCTGTTAATAATCGTGATTATCTTGTAAGAAGAGGAATAAAACCAAATGTATTTGATATTGAAGTAGATGGTAATCCACTTCATAAAGAAGCAGATGATAGATCAAATCAAAGGATATTAGAAGATAATATTTTAAAAGTAAATTATAAATCTTTTACTCAACTTGTAATTTTGGGTAGTAGTAGTTTTGTGCCCTTTATGCAAATGACTGGTACTAATCGTAGAGATGTAATTGAAGATCTTTTAGATATTAGAATATTCTCTGCAATGAATAATCTTATTAAGGATAATATACGTCTTAGAAAAGAGAAGATAAAATCTTTAGATTTGAAGAAAGATAATATTAAAGATAAGATGGGAATGCAGCAAAATTTTATTGAAGAGATTGAGCAAAGAGGAAAGGATGATATAGCAGAAAAGAAGAAAAAGAGTAGAGACCTTGGTGATGATATATGTATTTTAATATCCAAAAATGAACATGCTAGTGATAGAGTATATGGATTAACTGAGGAGCAGAAAAAGTTGGAAGGTGCTTCTGAAAAGTTAGTGAAACTTAATAATCTTAAAGGTAAAATTACTCAAAAAGTAGCAACAATAACTAAAGAACATAAGTTTTTCACAGATAATACGGTATGTCCTACATGTACACAGGATATAGAAGAAGAGTTTCGTGTAAATAGAATTGCCGACGTTCAAGATAAAGCAAAGGAGCTCAAGAAGGGTTTTAAAGATCTGGAAGAGACTATAAAGTTAGAAACGGAGAGAGAACGTCACTTCACCCAACTATCTAAGGAGATTACTAAACTCAACCATGACATTTCTCAAAACAATACTCGAATCAGTCTCAATCAGAGACAAATCCGAGATCTTGAAGATGAAGTTCAAACAGTTACCGAACGAATTAAAAACAGAAATACTGAGCATGAGAAGTTAGCAGAGTTTAAAGAGAACCTCCAAAAAACAATCGAAGACTTAGCAGATAAACGGGAAGAGATTAATCATTACGATTTTGCCTATTCTCTGTTAAGGGATGATGGAGTAAAGACAAAAATAATTAAGAAGTATCTACCATTCATTAATCAACAGGTAAATCGTTACCTACAGTTGATGGATTTCTATATCAATTTCACATTGGATGAAGAGTTTAATGAAACGGTAAAATCACCGATTCACGAAGATTTCTCATATTCATCATTCAGTGAAGGTGAGAAGATGAGAATTGACTTAGCATTACTCTTTACATGGAGGGAAGTTGCTAGGGTTAAGAACTCTGTAAATACAAATCTTCTTATCATGGATGAGGTATTTGATAGTTCTCTTGATGGTTTTGGAACAGAAGAATTTCTTAAAATTATTCGATATATAGTAAAGGGTGCTAACATTTTTGTCATATCTCATAAATCAGATTTGCATGACAAATTTGAAAGCGTTATAAAATTTGATAAAGTAAAAGGATTTAGTAGGATTGTATCATGAATTTACATCATAATGTATTAAGTCAAGATTTATTGGACAGTATCTATAAAGAACTTGAATATAAAACAAAAGAACAATGTTGGTTTAATAATTGGTATGATTGGCCAAAACATTTAAAAGATGGGTATCCAGGAGTTACTTTACAAAATTATCTTTCTGATGATAATCATAATAGAATGATTTCTGAAATTCAACATCTTTTTCCCAAGGTTCACTATACTCAAGTAACTTCTCAATTTTATATGTGGAATAGAGGTTCAGGTATTCCTCGGCATGAAGATCCTCATTATTCCTTTACTGCAACTTTGTATTTAAATAATTGGGATCCTGATTTTGGTGGTTGGTTTATTTGGAAAGATGAAGAAACAGAGAAAACAGGAGTTTATAAGGCTGTTTATCCTATAGCAAATTCGTTGATGGTAAGTGATCGTTTTGAAGATCATTGGGTAACTCAGGTAACTCCTAATGCACCAAACCCTAGAGTGACCGTTCAAATGTGGGGAGAACATGAAAATACACAAAATATACCTAGAGAATAAAAATGATTAAACCTAAATTTTTAGATAATCCAAAGACGCATAATTATACAAAATTTAAAGATCTTGTATTATCTAAAAATTTTTCTTGGTTTAGAGTTGAAACACTTCAGGGTAAGGTAATGGTTGATGATAAAGTCTGTTATGTTCCACCAACACCATATATTACCGAATCTGATTTACCACCAGATTGTGCAATTCTTAAATTGGATGAAAATTTTGATAATTATTCTTATTTGAGTCATAAGTTTTTACAAAAACCTGAAGATTCATGTTTGTATAGTACACCAAATTCCGAGTATGTTGAATATATACATCAGATCTTTAAAGAGATTGCTGATTTTAATGATTTAAATCCTCAAGTAATTTTTAGGATGAATGCTAATGCTGTTTATCCTACAGAAAAAAAATTACCATCTCCTTTACATGTAGATCATAATTTTCCTCATAAGAATATGCTTATATACTTGACAGATCCTCAAGGAGGATCTACTATTGTTGAGGATGAAGATAAAAATCTTAAAGAGTATCTTGCTAAAGAAGATGATGTATTGATGTTTGATGGACAGTCAGCACATTGTGCTATACCACCCTCTAAAGATGTCAGAATAGTTTTAGTAATTACTTTTCTATAAACCAGACCAATGAACACCCCCAATTGGCAGCATCACTCTAAGAAGGATGCCAAACGAAAACTTAAACCACAGGCACTACGTGCTGCAAGAGAAAGACGCAGACAGTTGATAAAGCGTCTACTGAACCCCTCCAAAAGAGGGGTTTCGTCGTATAATACGTTCATAAGCGACAAACCCAATGCCAGTAAGACACGAAATTAAATCTCAACTCGCTAAACTTCTAGCTACTGAGGATTTAATTGTAGAACATAAAAATGTAGAAACTGCTGAGTTCAATGTTCAAACTCGTGTTTTATTACTTCCACAATGGAGTAAAGCAAGTAATTGTGTTTATGATTCATTAGTAGCACATGAGGTTGGACATGCATTATTCACACCTAATGTAGATCCTCCAAGACATATTCCTCATACCTTTATAAACATCACAGAAGATGCAAGGATTGAGAAGTTGATGAAGCGTAAGTACATGGGTCTTGCCAAAACTTTCTATAGAGGTTATAGTGAACTGGCAGATAATGATTTTTTTGAAATAGATGGTAAAGATCTTAATACTTTTAGTTTTGCTGATAGGGTTAATTTATACTTTAAGATTGGTTCGTTCGTTAATATCTCTTTTTCACCTACTGAAACTCCGATTGTCAATTTAATTAAAGATGCAGAAACGTTTGATGAAGCCGTATCCGCAGCAGAAACGTTATATAATTTCTGCAAGCAGGGACAAGAAGAGCAGAAGCAGGAACAAGAGGTTAACGTTAAAACAAATCTTGAAGCAAACAGTCAAGGTTCTGGGGTGGATAACTCTGATTCTACTGGCGATGATAGCGATACCGATTCTGGGAATGGTGATAGCGTTAGTGTGGAAGATAGTATTGGCTCTAATCATGATTCTGCCGTTAATAATCTTCCTCATGTAGATGATACTGTACCTGAAGAGGATGATGTTGATTCTCCAGAACCAGATGTAAAAACTGTTGAATCTTTAGATAGAAAGTTAAAGGATCTTGTTGATAATGATGAGGTATTAAATGTATATGCTGAAGTTCCAAAAGTTGATTTAGATAAAGTAATTGTAAAAAATAAAATTCTTCATGAAAGAATTAAATTAGAGTGGCAAGATCATGAGGAATCTGAAGATACCTTTTATGAACCTGATGAAGAGTATAGAGAATTTAAAAGAAATGCACAGAAAGAAGTTAATTACTTAGTTAAAGAGTTTGAGTGTCGTAAATCTGCTGATGCTTATGCTCGTGCCACTACTTCTAAAACTGGTGTTTTAAATACTTCTATTCTTCATACTTATAAGTTCAATGAAGATTTATTTAAGAAGATAACAGTTCTTCCTGATGGTAAGAATCATGGATTAGTCTTCATTCTTGATTGGAGTGGATCTATGCAGTATGTTATAAAGGATACTTTAAAGCAACTTTACAATCTAATTTGGTTTTGTAGAAAAGTTAATATTCCATTTGATGTATATGCATTTACTATGGACTATCCACTTTGGACAGAGGAAGATGGTGTTCGCCACTCTGTTTATGAAAAAAGAGAAGGAGTTTTTCAATTATGTGATAATTTCTCATTGATGAATTTCTTTACAAGTGATGTAAATTCTAAGACCTTAGAAGAACAGATGCAGAACATTTATCGTATAGCACATTCTTTTACATCATATTCTCATTTTTTAATTCCTCTAGGATTACGTCTTTCAGGAACTCCATTAAATGAAACTATAATGGCACTTCAACAAATACTTCCAAAATTTAAAGAAGATAATAAGTTACAGAAAGTTCAGTGTGTAATACTTACTGATGGTGAAGCTTCACAATTAACATACCATAAAGAAGTTCAAAGACATTGGGAAGATTCCCCATATCTTGGATGTGGATATGTTACTCGTAATACTGTTTTACGTGATAGAAAACTAGGAACTACCTATTCATTTAATGTTGACGGTTGGGCACAAATAACAGATGTGTTACTTCGTAATCTAAGAGATAGGTTTACTGATATGAATTTGATTGGTATTAGAGTTCTTTCTCCAAGAGATGGTGGTAATTTTATTCGTAGATATCACTGCTATGGTAAAGAGTTTGAGAGACTTACAAAGGATTGGAAGAAGGATAAAGCATTTGCTATCAAGGACTCTGGATATCATACATATTTTGGATTATCTTCAGCAGCATTAGCAAATGATGATGACTTTGAAGTGAAGACTGATGCTACAAAAGCACAGATCAAACGTGCTTTTGTAAAAAGTCTTAAAGGTAAGAAAATGAACAAGAAAATATTGAGTGAATTTGTAGAGTTAGTCGCTTGATAAAGTGTCCACTGGGGTCTCTATTGACCCCCTTTTTCAACTATAATATAATCAATTAAACAAACAACCCCATGGCTTTTGAATTAAAAATGACTGAGCAAGAAGCAGTTGATGGATTAAGAGAAACATACGGAACAGAATTTACTACTGCTGATGTTAAGGCATTTTGTGCCATGAATGACATTGGTTATCAGACAGTTACTAAGAAGATACAGAAGTATAAAGTATCTAAAGGTAAGTGGAATCTTGAGATAACTCCACAGGCAGTTGAGAGTATTGAAAAATCATTTAATGCTCCTGCTGTTCAACCAGTATTAGAACAAGATTTAGTTCCTGCAAAAGATTCTACTTTTGTTCCATTTGGTAGTTTTAAAGATGTTAAGAGTATCATCAAATCTAAGCAGTTTTATCCTGCCTTCATTACTGGTTTATCAGGAAATGGTAAAACCTTTGGTGTGGAACAAGCATGTGCTGCTCTAAATAGAGAGTTAATTCGTGTAAACATCACAATTGAAACCGACGAGGATGATCTTATTGGTGGGTTTCGTCTTATTGATGGTAATACTGTTTGGCATAACGGACCCGTGGTGGAAGCTCTTGAGAGGGGAGCTGTGCTGCTTTTAGATGAGATTGATTTAGCATCTAATAAAATACTTTGTCTTCAACCAATACTTGAGGGTAAGGGATTATTTCTTAAAAAGATTGGTAGAGTTATTCAACCAGCAGCAGGTTTCAATGTAATAGCAACTGCTAATACTAAAGGTAAAGGTTCTGATGATGGTAGATTTATTGGAACTAATGTTCTTAATGAAGCATTCCTTGAGAGATTCCCTGTAACCTTTGAGCAAGATTATCCAGCACCTTCCGTTGAGAATAGAATCTTGGGTGGCATTGCTGCTCAGTTAGGTGTTACTGATACTGAGTTTTGTAACAGACTTGTAGATT